ACGGCGCGCGGCATAGACATTCAGCAGGTGAGCACGGTCATCAATTTTGACATGCCGCGCGACGTGCACACGTACTTGCACCGCATTGGTCGCTCCGGGCGCTGGGGGCGCAAGGGCAGCGGCGTCAATTTCATCACGCGCCGCGACTTCCGCAAGCTGAAGGAGATTGAGTCGTATTACGGCACGTCCATTCCGGAGCTGCCCGCAAACTTCGGGCTATTGAATTGATTTTTGATCATTCAAACCATCATCTCATCCACATAATTAAATTTATTTAATATAAAATTAATTATATATCCAATAATCCAATAATCCAATAATCCATATCCCATATCCATCCATGATTTTTCTGTCATTTGTTCCGCTGATCACGGTGCTGATCAGCATATGCGCGCTGACCGCCGAGCCCAAGAGCTGCGACATTGTCGGTATTGTGCAAGACAGCCTGGACTGCGACGATATGTGCATGTTTGGCTGCTGCACCGAGCGCCCTCAGTGGAGCGGCGGCGTGTACGATGACTCGTCCGAACTCTTCCACTCCTACGCCAAAAAATCGTGAAACAGCTTGTCCACGTACATGGGCGTCAGCTGCGGGTTGTACAAGTAGCAGTTGCACTTGCCGTCCGAATGATAACTGCCGTAGCGATTGCCCCCGCCGCAGTTGCAGTACCCCGGCGCGGGCTGCATCGGGTCCGGCGTGAACATGCACCAATCCTTCGGGTAGCCTTGCTCCACGCACGCCGACCAATTTTCGTACCCCTCTTCCAGAAACATTTGATGCCTGTAATTATACCGCGCGATGTAGTATATTAATACCACAAATATACTCCATTTTATCCACTGGTTCGGAATGGACCACATTGTTTATGTATGGTTTATGTATGAATTAATGTGATATTATATTTTTCGGGATGCAATGCAAATGAATGCAATGCAAATGAATGCAATGCAAATGAATGCAATGAATGCAATTAATTGATTATTTTGAAAAACTTATTGATTAGCGTCTTTGATTTTTTTTTTGCCTTTCTAGTTTTTTTTACTTTTACGGGGCTTTTGTTGGACGGGGTTTTCAAAGGGCTTTTGTTGTTGTTGGACGGGGTTTTCAAAGGGGTTTTTTTTGCGTTGGGCGACCGTTTCACCGTGAGTTTGTGTTTTTTGGCATTGTAGGTGTGTTCAAAGTACTCCATCGGCGAATACTTCAGAAACCATTCTTCGTATTCGGGGTCGCTGCGTTTGAGTTCCTGATATTTTGCAGCCTTTACGGCCTTGATGTCGTCCAGCGTCTCCTGCTTGCCGTAGCACGTCATTCCAAACCGCCGCAGCAGCCCGCTCTGGTTCAAGCGATTCCGCTGCTGAATGTCATAGAGCTGCTTGCACATGCACAGAATGCGCCCCACGTCGTAATACGGCTTGTCGGTGTATATCATGGCCAAATACAGGCTGAGCATGGTGTCCGTGCTGGCAATGCGCACCCGTTTTTTGCCCGCTTGAATCACGTTGTAGCTGTGGCACGCCACCGGTTTGTAAATGAATGCAACCGGGTTGCGCTTGTTGCCCACCGTGATTTCGTAGTGCTCCGGCACAATCTCGCCAATGCCCGAGTGCTTCGTTATCACCACGTGCTTGAAATCGTTGTCTTCCAGGCGCTCTTTCACCCTTCCAGCGCTGGCTTCCGGATTCACGGACAACACGTCAAAGTGCGGGATTTGCGCAAAGAGCGCCTTCTCCGATTTCGGTAAGTACCGCGCATAGTGCGACAGGGCATACCCCCCGAAAAACACCAGGTCTTCGTCTATGAATGCGTTGCGCACCGTGCGAAACAGGCGCACTTCCTCGGTCTCGGTCTCTTTGCCGGCATGAGGATGATCAATCTCGTCTGCCGTGGGTGTAGGGTAAATGTTTTTGGCATATTTGGGTTTTTTGGGCGTTTGAAATGGAAGGTGCAGGCGGCCGGGCGTGCAGTCCTCCGCCCTCGGCGGATGGTGCTTGTTTAATAAGACCAGCCGCTTGCTCACCTTTTCCCAGCGCGACACGTCCCCCTCGGGGCGCGACAGCTCCAAATGCATGCCCATGCGCAGCAGGTTGGGCGGCGCGTACAGGATGCCGTCCACTTTAATCGCATCCGCGCGAATGTTCTTGAACAGCGCCGGGTCCAGCTGCGTGATGTCGGCGATGCCCACGAAGTTCACGAACACCTTGTACGTGCCGTGGTGCATGCCCGACTTGGCCTCCACTTCGGAGTACCCGCTGTTGTAAAACTCGTCGGCCAGATCCTTCGCATGCTCCAGCGCGTTCGGCGAATAGAAATCGTAATCCGGGATCTCCGTCTTCTTGTCGTAGAACTGCGCCTCCTCCGGCAAAATGTTGTTGATGGCCGTGCCGCCGTAGCACACCAGCTCGTGCTTCTTTATGAAGCGCTCCACAATGGCGATGATGTCCTTGATTTTGGGGTCGCTCGTTTTTTTGGCGCCAATCTTGGCCTCTATGGTTTCAACCGCCTGCTTCACCAGGTCTTGTTCCAAATCATCCAATGTTTTCAGATGATTGCTCATGATTTGCAATTATGAATTGCTATACATTTTTCATGATATAAATAAATTTTTAATAATTTGATAAAATAAGACAATCAATACGACAATAAGACAGATGCAAATGGATATTGTTTATAGTTCCACCGAATTGCTTAATATAAAACGATTGACGGTTGTAAATGGGAACGCATGTTATAAAATTGAAGTTAAAGACAAGGACAAAGCAGCCAAAGCGTGTAAACACAAGTTTGTGTGTACGCTGCAATCCACCAAGTTCATCGCCATGATACATGACGGCAACATTCATATATTTAACTTGATGCAAGATGGCATATTCCCGGAGGATTTTAGAAGTTACATTGATGCAAATCGTATGAAAATTTTAAATTTATCAGGTAGTTTTCAAATAGATGGATTCAACTGGAAAAATCCGCACAACCTTGCGATTATTATCCCATACTCACCACCATGCGACCAGTTTCTAGATCTGACCGTTGCAAAAGACATTATCCGCGCATTAAATGCTGAACTTCAACCGACCTGTCACTGGTTTAATTTACACATTGACTACCTTACATCATTTCCCACAGGAAGCACTGTATCAATGTATTCAACATTGTCGTTGAATTCTTTTATGAGACCACCGCTATTATTGTGCTTAATGCATAGAAATGAGTGCGTTTCGTCCATAGAAATGGTTGTGCGCAAAGAGAAGATAATTGATATTTATTCTGAGACGGATGCACGATGTAAGAGGCGAGGGTTCAACATATTATTGCGTGCGGTTGCAATAATGATATCAAAATGTCTCAGTGAAAGTGCTGAACAAGTGAGATCTGATGCAGCCAACATAATATCGGCATTGTTGATGATAAAACATTTCAACGCAGTTTCACAAGAAGGAGACATAAGCAAATTCACAATTTCACCAGAAAAACTTGATAAAGTGATCAAAGATTACTTTCATCAGCATGATGATAGCATGGTGACCATGGTTGAATTAAATGAAGATAATATTGCAAATGCAAAGACCGTGTTTCGTAAAACCATTGAAAAAATTGATTGTCGTAGTATTTCAGTTCGCCGGCACAGAAGCGCGTCTCCCGCCCGTTCCTGTGCCCGTTCCCGTTCCTGTACCCGTTCCTGTCGCAAAACCACCTCCGTCAGAAGCGCGCCCACTGGCGGAAAAAGGAAAACTATAACCATGAAAAACATATAACATGGTCAAATAAACATAAGAAATGTTAATGCGCATTCGGCAAATGCAATTTATTTTCAACCAGCGACACAACCGCAGTGGATGCCAGCAAAAAGAACGCCGCGCTAAACACAATCGTGCGATCAAATTCGGTAAATTTACGCGCCTCGTTCGGATTGGTCCTGAACCGCACCAGCAAAAACCCGATGATCAAATACTTTAACACCTCATTTAGCGTTTCCAAGTAGGCGGGCGCCACGGTCACAATGCCCAGCAGCGCAACAGCATATAATCCGTACCAGGCATACAACACGATGTAGTAAAACCTTTGAAACCACTCCTTCATCGCACCCGCGCGTTTGAATATTCGTAATATTATTTATTTGTAGTGTAATAAGTCAAAATAAATAATACACATTTCAATTAATTAAGTAAGCAAGTGTATTCAAATAATAATAATAATAACAATGAACCTGGAGCTCTCCAAATTTGACATGCGCTCCATCAGCTTTAGGCCCGATGAAAACAAGGGCCCCGTCATCGTCCTCATCGGCCGCCGTGACACCGGCAAAAGTTTCCTCGTGCAGGACCTCATGTTCCACCACCAGGACATCCCCATCGGCACCGTCATCTCCGGCACCGAAGCCGGCAACGGCTTCTTCGCCGCCCACGTCCCCAAGCTCTTCATCCACGACGCCTACAACACCGCCATCATTGAAAACATCCTCAAACGCCAAAAGGCCGTCCTCAAGCAAATGAAAAAGGAGGTTGAAACCTACAAGCGCTCCACCATTGACCCCCGCACCTTCGTCGTCCTGGACGACTGCCTCTACGACAACAAATGGACCAAGGACGTCATGATGCGCCTCCTCTTTATGAACGGGCGCCATTGGAAGATCATGTTAGTCATCACAATGCAATATCCGCTCGGCATTCCGCCCAATTTGCGCACGAATATTGATTACGTGTTTATCCTGCGCGAGCCCTACATCGCCAACCGCAAACGCATCTGGGAGAACTACGCGGGCATGTTTCCCACGTTTGAGAGCTTCTGCCAGGTTATGGACCAGTGCACCGAGAATTTTGAGTGCTTGGTGATCAATAACAATGCGAAATCCAACAAACTGCACGAACAAATCTTCTGGTACAAGGCGCAACAGCACGGCCCGTTCAAGCTGGGCTCTAAGGAATTCTGGGAAATCTCCAAAGATCTGCACTCGGATGATGAAGAGGAGACGTATGACCCCAAAAACTCCGGTAAAAAGGGGCCCAAAATCAACGTAAAAAAGAGCAAATGGTGAAATTTTGCTTTCGTATACGCGAAAGCAAATCTTGCTCCTCCAATCGGCGTAACAAGATTCGCACGTACAAAAGCACTTTTTCATAAACTAATCTAACATTATTAATCTTGCTCACGCACATCCGTGAACAAGATTGTATAAACCCCGTTTTCAAAATATAAAAGCGCATTTCATGCTCCGCTCAATCAGTTGCTTTTATAAATCATGCACACGAGTTTTAAAATCATAATGCATAAAACAACTTAAACAGAGTCTGCCTATGCATAGTATAAACCCATCACCATGGAACCCGCAACACAACCACACCAACAACAACAACAACAGCAGGAGCTGAACATCGTTGAGCTCATTGAGAAAAACCCCATCACCCGACTGTCGCAAGAATACAATGGACGGCTATTGACCAAAATTCAGGAATCATTCACTGGATTTGAGCAACAGTTATTTGTGAGTAGCTTTTATTGCTACCTGAATTATGACAAAAACTTGGATTTTGTTGTTGATTTGGGCAATGTATGGAATTGGTTAGGTTTTCAGCAAAAACAACATGCAAAAACCATGCTTGAAAAGAATTTCAAAATTGATATTGATTACAAAAACATTGAGCATCAAGAAACTCCCAAAAGTCATGGCGGTCACAACAAGCAAACCATCATGCTGACCGTTCGTTGTTTCAAGTCGCTGTGCCTGAAAGCACAAACGAAAAAGGCGTCGGAAATTCACGAGTATTACATGAAGATGGAAGAGGTTTTGCACCAAATTGTGGAAGAAGAGACGGATGAACTCAAACAGCAACTGGAACAGAAAAACGCCGTAATTCAAGCAGTGATTCAAGAAAAGGACTCCGTGATCCAATCCACGAAGAAAGAAAAGCAGCGCGCCGTGGAGCAGGCCATCATTGGGCAGTTCCCATTGAACACGGAGTGCATCTATTTTGGCACCATTGACAACACGAATGCCGACAACGAGAAGCTGATCAAATTCGGACACACGAACGACCTCTCAACGCGCGTAATGGACCACCGCAAAAAATACCAAAATTTCGTGCTGGTCGCCGCCTTCCGGGTGCAAAACAAGGTGGAGATAGAGAACCTGATCAAGACGTATCCGAAAATCAAGCGCCACATCCGCAGCATTGAGGTGGGCGGCAAAAACAAGACCGAAATCATTGCATACGACAGCACGAATTTCACGATTGAGCGACTGAAGAAACACATCGCCGACATCATTCATTCGCGCACGTACAGCATTGACAATTTCAACCGACTGATGCAGCGAAACGAGGTGCTGGAAGCCGAGAACCGCGAATTGCAAAGGACGGTGGCAAAACAGGACCTGGAGCTGAACGAATTGCTGGAACTCGTGGCCAAACAGAAACAAGAGCTGGAGGTGGTTGAGGCGGGTCACCAGTCTGTGTATCAAAACGTGCTGCTGCCGGAGGACGAGCTGACGCAGAAGTTCAACGAATTCATCAAAGTGGTGTGCATTGTGCGCCCCGACGTGGAGGAGTTGTCGGTGAGCATGGAGGGGCGATTCCGGCTGTGGTGTCAAACCAAGCCGACGAAGGAAACGTTCCATGCGCTGAAGAACTATTTGGATGTGCGTTTCAAGGCCAAACGCATTCGCGGGGTGCACGGCTACCTTGGCGTGAAACTGAAAACGGTAGAATACAAAAAAATGCCAGCATCGGAAATATCATCGCTTTCACTGAGTCCGAATGCGGAGACATTTCTGTTTGAACGGTGCCAATTTTCGGACTGCGGCAAGATTTTGAACTCGGTGTTGCTGAAAGAGTACCAGAAATGGAAACAGTCGGTTGGATTACCATTGGCCGAGACAGACATGAAGGATTTGAAGGCGTATTTGAATGCATCGCCGCATGCGCTGAAGGCGACCGTGTGGACCGAACAGGGAAACAATGAGGGCTACTATGGCGTGGCGTTGCGCGACGACTACTATGCATTGACGAATGCAAACCACAGCACCAGCCCAACATGCGCAACGACCGGCAAGAAGGTGGAAAAGAGGGAGGCGACCACGCACCAGCTGCTGGGCTCGTGGCCCACGATTGCAAAGGCCGCCTTGGCGGAAGGCGTGTGCGCCGCAAGAATGAGCCGTTGCGTCAAAAACAAAACAGTAATCAATGACTATTATTACTGTTCTGAGTGAGTTTAGAGGCGGCGCAATGTAATGCATTTATTTATTTTGTTGATTTATAATATAAGTTAATTTATCCAGGTTGCCCCGAAAATGGATCCATGTCATTGCAATTTTAAACAGCAGCATTTTGCTGGTTTGGCAGCTATTTTTGATGATATGTCAAAACACTGTTTTAGTTCTAACCCCTCATTTTCAGAAACTTTAAAAAGATCAAGTGAAGTGTTTGCTGACATGAAAGAAAATTGTTCTAAATCACGTGCTCCACAAAAGTTAAGTGGTTCAAGTGGTTCAAGTGTTGATGCAGCAATAAATGCAGCATTAGAATCATCAGATAAGAGGTTAAAAACCATACGCGAAGCCAAGGCCGCAGCAGAAGCCAGGGTCGCAGCAGAAGCCAGGGCCGCAGCAGAAGCCAGGGTCGCAGCAGAAGCCAAGGCCGCAGCAGAAGCCAAGGCCGCATCAGAAGCCAGGGCCGCATCAGAAGCCAAGGCCGCAGCAGAAGCCAAGGCGGCAGCAGAAGCCAAGGCCGCAGCAGAAGCCAGGGCGGCAGCAGAAGCCAGGGCCGCAGCAGAAGCCAGGGCGGCAGCAGAAGCCAGGGCCGCAGCAGAAGCCAGGGCAGCAGCAGAAGCCAAGGCGGCAGCAGAAGCCAGGGCAGCAGCAGAAGCCAAGGCGGCAGCAGAAGCCAGGGCGGCACCTCAAGTGCCCGCTATTACGGATAACACACGCATAAGGTTTCCGGATGGAACAATGTTAATTTATAAAATTCTCATAGCCGCACTCAAACATGCGCTAACACAATACAATAATGGCACTGATGATTATAAACATTTGACCCAAATTTTGGGTAAAGTGAACGCTGCCAAATCTGTCTCTGATGTAGAACAGGTTCTTATTAATTATGACATTCAAAATATAAATAACTTAACAAAAGCAAAGGCCGCAGCAGCAGCAAACCCAGCAGCAGCAAACCCAGCAGCAGAAGCCAAGACCGCAGCAGAAGCCAAGGCACTAAGCGCAGTGGCAGCAGATGCCAAGGCACTAAGCGCAGTGGCATCAGAAGTCAAGGCCGCATCAGAATCCAGGGCCGCAGCTACTACAGCAGCTACTACAGCAGCAGCAAACGCACCTGCACAACAACCTGCACAACAACCTGCTCAAGCCCCTGTTGTGGATATAAATACGAGGTTTAAAACTGAGGGGGGGGGCGATATTACTTTGACCCGCATTTTAAACATGTTGCAAAATGAGAAGAAGTGTGGATTACGAAAAGATGATTGTGAAAACATACTTCAAAAAATGATGAAAGCAAGTACGTCTAAAGAAATTGAAGAGATCATAAGCGAGAACAAACTTCAAATATACAAGGATTCAATAAAGCAAAAGCAATCGGCAGCAGGTG